GACTTCTTACCATCGAGTAAGAATAATTGCTTAAAGTGTAAGATATAATACTTACCTTGCTTGTGTAGAATATGACAGGACTGATAAAGAGTCCTGTCTTTTTTTGATGCGACACCAATGCGCGAGAGTGTTTCTCTGATCTTTAGAAAGTCATCTGGTTCTGGTAAGGTCACCTCTATTAGTTCGCTTAGATTTATCATTCAAACCACCTTTGTCTAATTTTTTTCTTATCTCATCGATCTGGTCATGGGATAGTATAGCTAAGGCGTCTTTGGCTTTGTCATTGGAGAAGTGGTAGTATTCTTTGAGAACTTCCAAATCTTCAACAGTTTCTTTCTTGACCCACTGCTGGTAATCCCGCTTATAAGCTCGTATGGTATTTAGATAAAAATGGTATTGAAGGAGACCATCAGTATTAGGCCGAAGGTTCATCTCATTAGCAAGCAAGACGCAATCCTTGTGAAAGGAGAGCGCCTTGTTGACGACGAACGGGACATAATCACGCTCGTTCTCTGGTGTCACCATCACCTTCTTTGTCTGAAGGATAGACGGGATGATTTCTTTGAAAAGTTCAGCCATCTAAAATTGCTTTCTCGAAGAAGAAGTCTAAATGCGGTATCATATCAATATTCTGTATCATATACAGTCTTTCATCTTCTTTGATCCAGAAGTGCCACATGAAGTAGAAAAAATGATTTTCAAACACATGTTGATAAGTCTTGCCATGATGTTTACCAAGAAAAAATTTTGTGAATACAGGTCTTGGATATTCTTTCTTAGTCTTTGTAGTGAGCTTTTTTATACGATTTCGAAACTTCTTTTCAAACTCTTCCATTGAAAGACAGTTGCTATCTAGATAGGATTGATGCACATAGTGTAGCTTATATCCACCTTTGAGAACCTTCAAGTTTTTCTTGATAAAAGGTTCTCGTCTAGTCTCTAGATTATCTATCCGTTCATAGATTGTAGATAATCTTTCGAGTCTAGATTCTTCCAAATCCATTCTTTCTACCATCAGATTATTTCTATTCTTTTGCCAATCCATCTTTCCAGACATAGTTCAATTCCATCCACTTACTGAATAACTCTGGAGTAGAATACACTGTTTCTCTGTCAATGTAAAGAGTTCATCCATATCTTCTTGATCGATAGGCACAGCAATCATATCTCTACCGTCTTTTGTCTTGTATGGATAATGCTTCATCTCAGTTGATTTGATGAGATAGACTTTACCATCAGAATGATGTGGCTTCTCTTTGCTAGGTACCGAGATGAAGATTACGCGGTCAGCATTCTTACACTTACGCAACTGATTAGGTTTGAAGCTGAAAGCGTTCTTATAGATATAAGGCACCTGCGTCTTAACTTCAACCTTCAGTCCATCGATAATCATATCTTTCTGACTATCATATTGGTCTTCAGATACAGTTACCTTCTGACCAGCGGCCGTGCAGTAGTTGACTATGATAGTCTCACCCGCACGACCCATCATTTCAATGCTCTTAGACATATTGACACTCAACCATCAGTTCAGTAAGACAGGATACAAGATTGATTTCTTGGTCAGCCACAAACGCAGACTGATACTGATACCTGGCCAAGATGATTACCGCTTGTGGAATCGAATCAGGTTTGAAGAAGTCATAGAGACTATCATAGACCTTACGATAGATACGGGCAGGTTCAATATCCTGATTGATGACAACCCACTTACGCATCTCGGTAAAGTTACCGTTCTTCAAGAAACCTGCAAGCTCAGAAAGCTTCTTTACATCTGAAATCTGAGCGAGAGTACCAGCATCAATAGAACCGCCGCTACCATATCGCTGAAGCTCATTGAGAGTTCTACGATAGTCAGGAAAATACTTCTCGACAATCTTGATAAGTACTGGTTTATCATATTTGATATCTTCTTTCAGCAGGATGTTGGATAGTCTAGCAAACAACTGAGACGCCATTTTAGGCTTCTCATCTTGTTGTAATGTAAAGTCAATTACGGAACAACGAGAGTGCATGGCGTCCATGATGCGCGACTTGAAGTTGCAGGTCAGGATGAAAGAGCAGTTATCAGAAAACTCTTCAATGGCACCACGCAATGCGGCCTGCGCTTCTGGTGTAAGGTAATCTGCCTCATCAAGGATGATTACCTTACGCCCACCAGTCAACGAGATACTTGACGCATAACCTTTGATCTTGGTTCGCAGCATATCGATGCCACGTTCCTCAGATGAATTGACAAAGAGATGGTTGCAGCCAATCTCTTCACACATAGCCTTTGCGATAGTCGTCTTACCAACACCAGCTGAACCAGTCAGCAAGAGATTTGGAATAGAACAGTTATCAACATAAGACTGAAACACCTTCTTGATACGCTCAGGAAGGATACAATCACTCACAGTATGCGGGCGATACTTCTCGACCCACAAATATTCATCGCTCATTTTCAAGGTCCTCTAAAACTTTCACAAAGATTTCGATTGCGCCTTTTTTACCTAACTGATTCTTGAAGATGTTCTTCGAAGTTACCGTCATAATGGAAGCCAGTGCAAACAAATCTTGTATATCATCGCACAACATAATCTGCCTGTCAATAGGCCTCATCAATTCTTTCATGCGATCTTTACGGTCAGAAGGATCAAAAGCCATTATGCTTTCCTTTTTTTGTTGAATTTAGGACTTAATAATGGTACTACATATTCATCTAGAGGTAAATGGTGATACTGAGGATCAATCTCATTCATATCAACAATCTTCAAATATAGATTGTCTGTAGGCTTCACACCTCTTTTGCGAGCTTTCTTGGCTCCAGGATGTGACTCATCTTTCCTTGATCTGCCTTCTAACTCTTTCATAAATCGATAGATACGATATCCAATATTGGAATTAGATTGGCCCACATAAAGACATTCATAGCCATCTCCAATCTTTCTATAGATTGAGTACAGACCAGGTCTATGTAGACTAACTTTTTCACCATCTTCATCATAATAAGTCAGTATATTTTCATGTGTTGTAGGATAAGCAGGATGCCTAGAAATGCGAATGAAAGGTTTTGAATATCCCTTCGTCACAATCTTTCTAGCAATCTCATAGTTACTCGTATATTCACGACCAAAGAGATCATAGGCCATAGTTCATCCAATTTTGAGTTTCGTATAGCCATCAGGATCAGTAGAGTATTTGATAAGATCCAAGTCTGCGCTAAACTTTAGTTGACAACCTTCACATTCAAGTGGGCAGATTCCGCGTAACCAATTACGGCGCACGGATCTGATATCATCATCATTCCAGCCTGATGACCTATTCTGGTGCATAGAGCAATCCATATTAGACATCCAGGGGGCAGGACAGAAATCTTCGATGTTATCTCGAATCTCCGACTCTGCCACCCTTCGTCTAAACAACTCATCAGCAACCTTTGCTGCCTGATTATGATTCTTTGATGATGCTATCGTAGAAATCCTGAAAGTTCTTCTCTTCTTCAACGATGGTGTTATAGTTGGCCATATAATAAGCCTTCGCCATCTTGCGAACCAGTTTCTTGTCTACGCCAAGCTCATCGAAGATTTCGGCGATAGCCTCTTTCTGCAAATCACGTTCGCCAGCCACACGGGTCATGGAGTCATTGATTGCAAAGATTGCGTTCTTGAGCTTCTTCTTCTCATCATTCGAAAGAGAATTGGGAGAAACGAAAGGCTTATTGTGCCCAATCATAGACATTACTTCTTCTCCGTGACGATAAGCTGGTCGTAACCAGTAGCCACTAACCAAGTGTTAAGGTTACTGACGATCTCTTCAGCAGAACGGTTTTCCCAATTCATGCTGACACAGCGGATATCATCACTGGTATCCTTGTCACGAAAAGTGTAGCTGACATTCCAGCTTTCGTTTGTCTGTTGCTTCTTAGCCATGATTACTTCTTCTCCAATGCAATGAAATACTTGAGTGTGCCTGACTTGTTAGTCCATGAGGTGAAACCACCAATCTTCAATACGACCTTGTAGTCATCAGAGATCATCTTGAGATTATCGACCTTGATGAGAGACTTGAAGTCTGCACCATCATAATCTGCAACACGAAGGCTGACAGAATTTGAAGTGTCGTTCTTGACAGCCAAGGTCTGAAGATAGATACCACCATTCTTGTTAGAGATGGAGATATGTGTGAGATCGTTCATAGCCGCGAGACGCAAAAGCTTTTGCAGATTGGACTGAGAAATATCAAACGATACATCAGGGTCCTTCATTGCAATGCTCTTATCTTCAGGCGGTGAGACAATCAGATTGAGAGACGAAGCCATATAGTTGAATTCGATATCACCGTCTTTCATCAAGACGCTCTCAGAAGTGAATGTGAGTTCAGGGTTCGTCAGTGTAGTTACGTTACCGAGAAAGTCATTAAGCTCATAGATGCCGAATGTCTCGGTGAAATCCTCGTCAACATTAGCCTCAGCGAGGATGGTGTTTTCGAGAGAAACGGTCCGAAGGGTCTTACCCTTACGAAGGACAATACCAGAATTGATCTGAGCAAAGTTCTTCAAGACCGAAAGTGTGCGTTCACTTAGCTTCATAATTTAAACTCCTAGTTTCAAGCTACAGATTGGATCATAGCAGAGTTTGTTGGCCCTGTAAAGACCTTTAGCATATGTTTTAGGTCAGATTCTAACATCACCATACTTCCATTATTGTCGATGGTATAGTCACGATGATAACCAATCCATGCCCACTCTGAGTAATGGATCGGATGGTTTACCATAAGGTCGGTGTTGTTGTCTTTGTTTGCTTGTGCTGCGACATCATACCACTTTGGATTTTTACCTCGGTTTACCTGTATGACATATCCACCATTCTTTCGAATGAAATCGATCTCATTTGGAAATCGTACATCAGGAATAACCACATTCTTGTGGTCTTTCAGACGCCTTGCTACAGTATGAATCCAGATTTCATCATCGAAGACATTGCGGCCGGCCTCTGTACCCATCTTCTGCATCATCAG